TCCTATTTCTGTGAAATGTTGCGACAACGCATTGGTAACGGCTCTGCCGTTGGGATAAACCCCGCTTCCCCTGATTGGGGAGATATCGTCAAGGAGCTCTCGCCCACAGATGATTTTCAGATTATGGACGAGGACCAGCCCGAGTTCGATGCTCGGCAGGGTGTGACTCTGCAGGAGGAAATTTCGGAAGCTATCAATGTTTCCTATGGGAGCACTGAGGGTAAAGACTACCGCGTGCGACAGGCTTTGGGTGATATTATCACTCATTCGACCCATATCACTGAAGACAATGTATATCAGTGGATTGGCCGCTTGCCGTCTGGGGTGGGCTTTACGGCTTACCGGAACAACCTCTATGGACAGAGTTTGCATAAGATCATCTGGGATCGTGGCTGCCTTAAAGTAGGGGCCATAGCAATTCCCATGAAGGATCACTGCAAGGACATGCATTTTGGCAATGATGTTGTTGCGTCTCTTGATAAAATTGGCAGAATGGTGATGCCGCCTGAGTTTCTATCTGAACAGATGGTGACGCTTGGCCATAAGGCCACCAACTCCGACAAATCGGGTCCCCCGAAACTTGGGGGTTGGGGAGATGTGACATTCCTCAAGCGTCGCTTCGTGTACAGCGAGCGATTTGGGCAGTGGATGGCACCCTTGGATAAGGATGTTATTCGTGAAATCCCATGCTGGTTCCATACGGGACAGCATGCTGATTATATCAAGAAGACAAATGTAGATGTCAGTCTTCTGGAGATGGCTCTACATGGAGAAAAAGATTTTGATGAGTGGTACGCATATATCGTTCCCAAGTGTGTTGAAGCATATGGCTACCAGCCGCGGTACACATCTTGGATGGAAGCAATTAGAACGGTATTGGTGTTTGAGAACCCTGCAGTGCTTGCATTGCATGATCTTGCCATCGCACAGATGGCCGACACCTCGAAGGTATCAACCAATCAAAAGGAGCACATGACTGCCAACGATGGTGGGATGGAAGAAGACTGTGAACAGGGTGATGAATCACTGCTTGGCACTACCCGCATGATTGCGGAGGAATGTGTCACTGTGGTGAAACCAAACTATGCTCCAGCTCGTCTACCACTGTCAATGGCGGCCGATGCGACCCAACAGACGATCGTCTATTTCTTGGAGAAAGCCCAGGAGTTGGGAACTGTTTCGTGGACTACAGGTAATTCTGCGCGTGATGTACTACTGAGTTTGACTCCAGTACAGACGTTGCTGACCTCTACGATGATAGCGAACAAGATCGAAGGTGTGTTTGGGTTGCGTGCTGATTTGGTCCTCCGCCTTACTGTGAATGCCCCTACGTTTGATACTGGGGCCCTCATGATGACCATTTATCCCGGATATGATAGTGTGCGACTCACCGCTCTTCAGAGGAGTTTGGTGACGATTTCACAGCTGCCTAACGGTGTGATAAACGTCGGTTCGCAAAGCGAACTGATCATGAGGGTTCCTTTCTACCACAACAACTTGTTCCTACAGTTGAAAGGTAGTCAGAATACGGGGGTGTCGTTCTATAAGATGCAGGCTCATGTTTACTGCTACAGTGCATTGACCGCTCCAACGGGCGATAGCAATGCTAGAGTCACTGTTTTCGGCTCTTTTGAAA